TTTATAGGATGAGTTCTACGATATACTAGATTAATAGCTTCATTGATGTTAGCAACTAGTTCTTCATTTTTCCACCTCAACTGCATTGAATCAAAGGTATCAGAATTAAAAACAGTCCAGTCTACACCTTCGCCACCAGTATCATCTAGTATGTTTTCTCTGAGATATTTAACTAGTTGCAAACAGTTCATTACTTACCTTCTCCCTCAGCAACTATCTCAGCCCAAATCTCATCCATCAAATCACGTTTGATAGGTTGACCCAAGAGAGCTACAATCTTACGTTGGATTAATTTACCTTTCTGATCTAAGAAGGTTACAGGCTCTACATAGGCTTGACGCATCTTAGTCTTAATCAGTTCTCTTTCAGTAGCTTCTTTCTCAATAGCTTCCTGTTTCTTCTCTTCAATAAAAGTAGAGACAGATTCAATTTTCATATCCTCTGCCTGAGCACCAAGAGAGTAAGCATCTGCCCATAAGAACTCAGGAACATCTCTCCACTCTTTACCTAAGATCATTACATGACCTGTGAGAGAAGCGATTCTTAAGTCATCATTGACACTACGAAATTTCTTATATTGCATAATTAGAATAAGTTTTTAAGTTTATAAAGAGTTGAATTATTTAGGTCCTGAACTTCATCAATAATATTCTGAATTTCAGAGTAGTCACAACAGCCTTTTCTATTCTTGTCTATCCATGTCCTAACCTGTTCCACAAGTTTAACAGGGTCTGAAGAGTCTAATGTGATCTTTGGGTATGAATTAATAATACCCTCTCGTCCTTGATAAGCCTCAGCAAGAGAATCTGCCAATCCTACTAGATCACCGTAATAGGAACCTAAAGCAGAATGTGTGGAGAATGATTTGGTCTGTAGGTGGAGAATGTGAGCACGAGTTCTAGCTTCAAATAAGAGAGCTATAAGAGATGCCATTTTATTAGATGATTCTGCCATTATATTTCCTTACTACATAAAGTAAAAAACCCCATAGATCTTTTATTTCTAAGAGTTCTATGGGGTTCGGGGTTTTAGGTATTAGCCTTGGGTGAACTCTGCTCTACCGTCTATAATATAGTTTATTACTAGTTCTGCTACACCAGCAGCTTCAGCAGCAGCAACAGTAATAGCTACATCAATAGTATCTTTCTCGGTATATTTATACCCAGTTGGAACTAAGGCAGTAAGACCAGTAGCTGCACCATCAATAGTAGCTGCATATCGAGTAGATGAACCACCGTCCCCAATATTTAAATCTACTGTTGCAGTAGTAGCGTCTGAAATATAGACGTAACCACTGATAATAATAGCTCCGCGAGGTACTTCAATAGCCTCGTAGACACCAATAGCTGATACATCAGCACCAGTACCTAAGGTAAAAGAGACTTTGGCTGAAATAACTTCTTGCCGACCTGTGTTTTTAGTAATTGCCATTTATGGTTTCTCCAATTAGCAAGATTTTTTAGATTTAGCAGGCATCTTAGATGCAGGCTGAGGAGTTTTCTTTTTAGGACGAGGTGGTGGCTTAAGGAAAGGCATTGATTTCTCCAGTAAAGAAAAGAACCCCCAAGTACCTAGTTATATAAGAACGTTTATGTATGACCGAGGTTCCTAACATTTCTCTCATACAACTTATACTTCTAGATAAGGGGGTTGTGTTTTTATTAGATAGCGTGGTCTACGCAGAGAACACCAAAGTCTTCTACAGATTTATCATAGATACTGTAGAATTTAGGTTTCAGGAAACCAAACATTTTGTCAATGTTAACGCCAGGAGAAGAGTCATAGTTGAACCATTTTTCTGACCACTCTGGAGCACCCAAGTCAGCAAAGCCAAGAGCTTGAGGACCACACAGGATAGCACGTGAACCGTCAACCAAGTTACCAGCACCCCATTTGTCTACACCTGATGTAGCACCTAAAGTGTTATAAACAAGACGATGTTCATGGAATACTAAACCATCAACAGTTACGATACCACCAGTGAACCAAGGTGAGTTAGTACCATCTTTCAGTGCTAAATTGGTAACAGCACGTTGGTAGTTATCATCTTTCTTCAGTTGAGCCAAAGCTTCTGGACGGACGAAACATACATAGTACTCTTTACCACCAACGTTCAAAGGTTTGATGTAGTGAGTTTTAGCATAAACTACCATGTCAACACAGGCTTTGTAAGTCAGTGTATCAGCAGCATCTACAGCAGTAGTATCACCAGCAACCAAACCGAGAGTAGCATCCCATCTACGATGACGTTTAGAAGTAGGAGCAGCTACGTCAGCAGCGAAAGCTAAGGAACTGAAAGCACCTGAAGTACGAGCAGCACCGTTGTTAGCGTAGGCATAAGAGATACCTGACAGAGTCAAGAATGCCAACTGGTCCATACGGTTTGCTAACCAGTAAGCTAAACGATCTTTAGCATTTTCACGGAAGTTAACAACAGTCTTTTGTTCTGCTAATTTACCTTTTTGACGAACACCATGAGAGATAAGGTCAATAGTGATCTTATCGTTGTAGGTCTTCATTTCTTCTTCGTTACCTTCACGTTCGTTGTCCCCAACGACACCATCTTCAACCAAGTCGGCTAACAGGTGCATGATGACCAATTCACCACGTTCAGTTTTAGTCAGTTCTGTAATACGTTGTACTACTGCATCAGAACCACCAGTAAATTTATTGATAAAGGTCAAATCACGGGCTTGTTGCCAGAGATCTTTAGACCATACCATCTTTTGGTCAGCGGTAAGTGCAGCAAAATTAGTTAATGCCATTCTAGGTTCCTATTGTTATAATTAGAGTAAAAGTATAAAACATAATTGAAGCATATCGGAGCCTCCAGAACCGACCACTTATCGTAATGGCAAACGAAATAAAGAAAGTGGGCTATTATCTACCGGCCCCTCGGCAATATGAGGATTAATCTCCTCTAAGAATTGATTTTTCTTTAGCAGTCAACTTACTAAACTCTTTCTCACCCATCTTTTGGATATTAGGAATGCCACCATCTGAGGTACGGCTATTAGAACTTTTAGTTTTAGTAGGTTGCTGTTTGGAAGCAGCAGCAGCTTTTTTACCAGCGGCTATCTTACGTTCATCTGCAGGAGAAGGCTTAGATACCTTCTTCTCATATAAAGGTCTTACTTTAGTAATAGCTAACTGAAGGGCTTCTGTTTTCGATTTACCTGCGGCAACATAGCCAGCTAACAAGGTATTAACAGTATCTACAGCTTCTTCATTATAAGCTTTATCTTTAAAGTTTAAGTAAGGGTATTTAACCTCCATACTCTCTATAGCAATTTTAAAGCGTTCTGCTTCAATATAGGATGAACTCTCTGATTTAGCTTTGTTAGCAGCATTAGCTTCTACACCATTAATTAGTGCTAAGAATTGCTCTTGCTGTTTGGCTGTTATCTCTTTACGAAGTTTAGTAGCTTGAGCCACCTCTCCTTCAATAACTAAAGAAATATATTTCTCTTCAGCCCCTTCAAAGTCATACTCAGGGATAACAACTTTAGTCTCTTGAACTGTCTGATTCTGACGTTCTTGAGCAGCAATCAATTTCTCTAGTTGCTGTTCTAACCAATAGTTCCTATCCTTAGCTTCTTCTCTTTGACGAATTACTTCATCTAATCGAGCTTTAGGAATCTTAGGGGATTTCTTAGGAGCTACATCTTCCTCTTCTTCCTCATACTCTTCCTCGTCCTGCTCTTCTAGCTCTTCTTCTTCCTGCTCTAGATCTTCTTCCTCTTCCTCATCGTCGTCAATAATTACATCCTCCAGCTCCTCTACTTCATCCTCAGAACCTTCAAAAACATCACCACGATCTACATATTCTTCAGCCATCTTTAATCCTATATCGTCATTAACGTAAACATTCTATATCGCTAGAAAGGAGCGAATTAATCTAAAAGGAGGTTATGAGCAATTCTTCTAGCCCAACCCTTACCTTGTGATTCCCATATAGCACAATCAGTCATAAAGAGAAGACGATTTGCGTTATACTTAGCTTTGACATTAGTAGTTGATAAAAGTGCCGCAAGAGTCTTTGGCCCTAACTTACCATCTACTGTAGTCCCTACAGTTTGTTGTAAAATCTTAATAGCTCTAGTCTTACCTGAGTTTACAGAAGTATCAAAGAAATCAAAAGCAATTTCATCTGGTATTCCTTCAACCCAAAAGTCTTCTTTATA